GCAGGTACTTACCAGGCTACCCCTAAAAAAGAAGTTACTACTACTAAAGAAGTTGTAACTCCTTCTATTAAATTAACGGCAGAACAAGAAGCTATGAAATTGGTACGAGTAATCGTAAGTCCAAATGACCCTTCTATGGCTGCATATCCAGGAATGATCTTTACTGTTGTTAGTGATATTATCAACAATGGTAGAGCTGTAAAGAAGTTTGTTCCTTTTAACAATGAAGAAGGATGGCATGTACCTCATGTTATCTATGAACAAATTAATAATGCTGAGAAGCAGAAATTTAAACCCGTAAAGATGCCTAATGGTGAAAAACAGCTTAAACCTTATCAAGCTAAAATGTATAACGTTCAAGTTCTTGACCCACTAACTCAAGCAGAACTTGATGAATTAGCAGCATCTCAAAAAGCAAGAGGTGATGCATAATGACTATAAGTACCAGTGATTTAACTAGTAATGTAGCTACTACCAGTGGTGTAGTTACAGGAGATGGTGTATTTGATGATTTAATGGAGACTGTAAATGCTCAATTAGACAATCAATTTAAACTAGGAAGAATCACTGGTAAAGAGTATGCTACGGTGTACCTAGGAGCACTGCAAACAGTGCTCCAACAGTCAGTTCAATTTGCATTAGGTAAAGAGAAAACTAATGCTGAAGTGGATCTACTAGTTCAAAAGAAGATTACGGAGTTTGCTCAAACACAACAGAGTACAGTAACAGCACCTAACACAGATAGTGTATTAGGCAAACAAGCTACTTTATATGGTGAGCAAGCTAAGGGATTTAAATGGAATGCTGACCAGAAGTTTTTAGACACAGTACTAAAAGCATGGGCAGTTAATGTTAATACAGCTGGTACTCCTTCATCAGGAGTAGATGTATTAGGTACAACAGGTACAGATAACATTAACACTACTATATCAAACGCAAAACCTACGTAATACGTAGGGAGGTAAAACTATGAGTTTCATAGTTGATATCATTGAGGACATCGTTGATGTTATCGTTGATGTCGTAGAAGCAGTTGTAGATGCCGTAGTAGGTATTGTAGAAGCTGTTGTTTCAGGAATAGCTGAATTATTAGGTTTTGATACAGAAGACCAGATAATTGAGCAATTCGAAGTCTATAACCAAGCCCTCTTTGATTCCAGTATAGTTGATAGTAAACTATCTAAAAAAGCAGTTAACTCTGCTGTTGTAAACAATATTAGTTTACCTGACCTAGTTATCTATAACGCTATTTGGGGGGAGTCAGTAGCTAAATCTCTTAAAGACTTTGTACAGTATATTGATGATGGTCATTACTACACAGGATTCCCTACTGTTGAATCTCATATTAACTATGTAGATGAAAATGAAGTAGCTAATGTATTAGGCACTAATCATGGAGAACCTTGTACTCTTATAAGTGCTAATTTAGGAAGATTGCCTATTAGTGTATGGGTAGAGTACTGGTTACAAGAAAATAGAAACTACAATCCTACCTCACATGCTTTAGGCGATATTTCAAATGTTGTTGTGAATGCTGTTGCTAATTCTAGTAATACAACAGTAAATCAAGTGTTAACTGATTGGGATATTCAAATTAGTGATTCTTTTAATTTTGCTGAAGATGCGACAGCTGATGCAAGATGGTTTGTAGATTTAGATAATATTACCTACAATACTTCTACTGATGACTATACACTTAATCTGTATACAGGAGCATTAACAAGAACATTAGCAAATGAAGTTCCTACTAAACCAGTAGGCTCCCATGTGTATTCTTTTTACTATTTAGATAGTAATCCTACACAAACAAAAGTATTTATTTATAAATTAGGAACAGGTACCTATACTAACTTAGATGATATTGAGCCTAATCAGTCTATTTCATCAAGTGTCCTAAAAACACTACCTGCTGTACCCTTACGCGTAAACAATGTGAATTACACTGGGGGTTCTCATGAAACCCAAATTAATGATTTGCTAGCTAAATTAAAAATTGATGGCCCAGGAGTACTACAAGGTATCACCAGTGACTATGGTGGTAATATGAATGATTTAGACCATATCTACGTAAACTTTGGAGTACGTTTATGGGATACAACTCAGGGTGGTTTAAAGTATTTATTTAGTTTATTTGATAAGTTACACACATCTGCTACTGTAACTGAAGCTGATTACACATCAGCTACTGGAGAGAAACCTTATAACAATATTATTGTTACTCATGATGATTATAAGTATATCTTTAAGTATGCTTACTCTACTTACAATCACTCTACTTTATCAGAAGTAAACGCAGATGTTAACTTATCTAACATTTACTACTCTAATTCATCTAAATTTGATGACAATAATATATTGATTACCCCTTATTATGCTTCATCTACACAGCTGATGTACAAAGTACAATACCAAGCTGATAACTTAAGTGAAGTAAATGCTTTCTTAGCTGGTAATGGTGTGGCTGCTCCAGGAAGTACTACTACAGAAGGACAAGGTAAACTACAAGTAACTGTACGTATTAGTTATTCTGGGACAGTGCAAGATTCTGATGGTGCAGATTCAGGACATACAGTATTAAAACCTGATTTAGTTTATCAAAACAATGGAGGCACTCTTCAAATTGTACAGTCAGTAGCTGAAGAAACTACACAGTCTCAAGAAATAATATTTTATGAAATTGTGCCTAATGGTTTAAACTCGTATACTGTTAGAGCACCTATTGCAGGACTGCATGTAAAAGATACGGAATCAGGAGTATTCAAACTAGTTAAGTTTAACTTAGCTAATAAAGATGATTTAATGCTTCCTTTCTTTTATGGGGCTATTGATAATATTTCAACACATGAATTGTCATCTATGTGGCTAGCTAGTGCACATACCTCAGTATACTTAGCACATTACGAAGTAATTGAAGCTAGTGGAGGAGGATTCTTTAAATTATTAATAGCTATTATTATTATTGTAGTGATTGCTATTGCAACAGGATACGTAGATCCTTCTACATGGGGCACAGTAACACAAACTACTGTAACTTCAGGTACAGCTACAAATGGAACGATATTAGTTACTAATTCATTTGGTGTAGTTACAGAGCAGATTGTAGTAAATGGAGCAGTAACTTCTAGTTCTATTGCTTGGTCTACAACGTTAACTAATGCAGCTATTGGTTTTGTTGAAAATCAGTTAATCAGTTACGCAATACAAGAAGTGCTAGAGGATGTATCTCCAGAATTAGGTTTTATCTTAGCAGTAGCATTTCAAGCTAACTATGGGTTAGGTAAAGGTATTGATTATAGTAGTGCTTTATCTGGTCAAGAAATGTTTGATACTGCAAGAATTGTACTAAACTCATACAGTGGTGTACAATCTATTAAACTAAATAAAGACTTTAAAGCAACAGAAATAGAAAGACAAGGTAATTTACAGCGTATTAAAGATGCATATACTCCTTTAGAAGAACTTGAAGAATCAGTATCTTTTATACATGAGTTAGGAGATAACAAAATGCACTTATCTAATACAGATGTTAGAGGGTATGTAGTTCCAGAGTATCCTGAAATATTCTTCCTTGAAACTTTAGGGACAGTACAAATGGCTGAACAAACATATAATTTTAGCTATATAATGGAACAACAATATCAATTTAATGCTTATAGGCAATTAATGTAGGAGTTATAAATGGCTAATAATAATTTATTAGATGAAGAGAAAAATAAGATTAGGGCTAATAGTGCTAACTTTGCTAAGAACGTTACGAATGCAGGAATGGTACATGCAAACAGCATGCCTATAATGCCTGAGATGCCAGATTGGATGAAAGACTTTAATAGCAATATGGATAATTTCTCAAAGAATATGGATACTTGGGGAGGTAACGAACCAGAATCTGGATTATTTGGTTGGGGTACTAAAAACAATTAGGATAACGCTATTGGAGCTGTAGGCACTTTAGGTAGTCTTTATGGGCTATCATTACGTAAGGATGCATTAGAAGAAACTAAACGTAATAATGCAGCTAAT